ATTCACCAAAACTTAATATACTTGCAGCAATAATTTGTTGACCTTGTCCTAATGAATCATAGGCACTTTTTGCCGTAGGTGCAATTTTATTAAATGAATTAGCTACATCTTCATTTGTTTGTTTTAATCTTTCATTTGCGGCTGATATACTTTCTAATTTATCTGGCAGTAAATCTAAAGTAGGTAATAAGTTTACTGTATCTATTGGAGTATTTAAAGCATTTTTAACTCCACCTCCTGCTGTGCCTCCTCCTGTTGGTGCGCCACCATCACCAAAAACTAACTCACCTGTTCCATCTGTTCCACCTCCTCCCGTAGCTTTGCCAGGAGCAGCCATGAATAAACTTTTAAATTTACCTTTAAGACTATCAACTGTATCTCCTATACTTTTAAACTCTGTTGCAACTATTCTTTGTTGTTCTTGGTATTTTGTCATACCGGATAAATCAAACAAATCTAAACCTAATGCTTTTTGTAAATTATCTAATTTACCTAAAACAAAAGTAACTCCTTGCATAACAGAGTTCTTTATATTTATCCAAATGTTTTTAAAGTTATCACTAAATGCCTGCCAGTTATCGTATACATATAAAGCAATAGCACCAATAGCAGCAATAGCAGCTACAATACCAAGTATAACAGGATTAGCAAGTAAAGATGCAAATGCAGCCTGTACTCCTGTTGTCATAAATAAAATAGTAGTTCTAATAAGTTTTATAGTACCTACTAATGCACCAAACGTACTTATTAATTTACCTACTATAAATATAGCTGGGCCGATTGCTGCTATAATTAAACCAGCTTTTACTATAAAGCCTTGCGTCTCTGGATTAAGTGATTTAAAACCATCAACTAATCTTTGTAATCCTGCGCTAAATGTAGCTACAACTGCCTCTAAATTTAATGTTTCATTTATTGTTTTACCTAACTCTGCTAATGATGCACCTACATTATCTTTTAAATTATCAAAAGTATTAGCTAATCCTCCATTGGCTCTTTCCAAATTACCTAAAGCACCAACAGACCTTTTTATAAATTCCTCACTACTTATTCCCAGCTCTCTAATTCCTTCGGCAGTAACTACACCAAACTCCTCTTTCATCACTCTTGCAAACTCTGGAAGCCTTTCCTTTATCTGATTAAGATCTTCTTGTGTTACCTTACCAACCGCGCTTATCTGTGATAATGCCAATACTACTCCATCAAATTGTTCTGCACCTCCGCCTGCCCTTGCTACTGCATTACCAAACTGGGTAATAGTTTCACGAGCTGCATCGGCATTCATACCTACACTTTGCAAAGAGGCAGAGGCCTTAACAACTTCGGGTAAAGCAAGACCAGGATTTTCGGCAACTTTTCTTAACTTTTCTAATTCAATGGAAGCATCCTCACTACTTCCCATAATTGCAATTAAACCATTTTGTAGTTTTTCTATGTCTGCAAAAGATTTTAAAGCTGCTCCTCCAAGTGCAATAATAGGCAAGGTAAGTGACTGTGATAATGTAGTACCTACACTTTGCATCTTACCACCAAATCTTGACATACTACGCTCAACTTTGCTAAGTTCTTTATCAAGATTAGATACGTCAATACCAAGTTTTAAATTTAGTTTACCTAATGCCATTATGCTTCTTTATCCCATTTATCAAAAATTGATTTATCAACTTCTGATAAACTTCTATTAGTTTCTTTTTTTATCGGATTCTCCCATGGAAATTCAATTAAATCCTTTGGCTTTAAACTCTTACCTTTTGCCGTGTGTACGTTTAATAGTAAAGTTGTCTGCCATCGTATTCGTTCCCACTGTGTTTGCTCCTGTTGTTCAAAGAAATTGTTATAACCTTGCATAGCCATAACAACATCTCTAAAACTCATTTCATTGTATTGCGAAGGGGGAAATCTTAAAACTCCGAAACAAAAACGTTCGATGTATTCAAGTGTGAGCTCTCCTCCTTCGCCACTACGTTTTTTTGGCTCTCATCTTCTGGTGGTGATATCTCATTTGAAATCATTTCCATGATGCGCGTTATACCTCCCATGTCTGTATCTACCAAGTCGCAAAATGATTGCAAAGTATATGGGCATTTCTCCCCTTTGGCTTTGTAACCATGTTCAACACCGGAGAAGGCAAGTTCAAGGGCTAATAAGAGATCTTCTCCTAAAAGGGAAAGGTCACTTAACTTAAGTTTCCTCTCCCTTAGAAATGTACCTAACACATACATACCAAATTTAATCGGTATGGATGTGTTGGCTATTGTTATTGTTTTCATGTGTTAGGATTTAAAATTATGCTTTTACTGTTTTTACTATTGCGCCAGTCACCTCAAAGGATGCTGAATAGCTTGTATTCTCTTCCACTGCGGCATTAAGGTCTAATGATGTACATATAGCAGACATTGTAAACACATTGTCACCTTGTACGTCAGTAGTAAACTTAATAGTCAATGCTGTGCCCGATATTAAGTCGGTAAAGAGATCATCAAACAAGTAATTGGTAGATGAATCACCAGGCCCTGCATACAATGCCTCGGTAGAAAGTGTGCCAGATAACTGACCCTTTTTTACTTCCCTCCATCCTCCAGCTGCGGAATCCTTTGTAAGAATTTCACGCATTGCTGCAGAAATGTTCATTTGGCAGGATGTCGCGTAACCGATTGCAGTCGAATCTTTATACAAACGCATCAACGTACCATTAATAATTCCAGTTGTTGCCATAATATTATTTTTTAGCTTTTTTCAAATCTATATTAACATCAATCTTTTCCAATTCATTCTCATGATCAAAATACTCCATGGGCATTGGCACAGGAATATAAATTGGTTGAGGCGCCTCTTGCACTTGTTTTTCTGGCATCTGCTCCACCACAAAGTCATCATCAAGATGTTCTGCAATTCCATCGGCAACAAGTTGCTTGCCAAAGTCGGAAAGGAATACACCTGTTGCGCCTACTGGCTTGCCGTTCCACGTTTTTATTAATCTTAACTTCATAATTATCGTTTCATTCTTGCCATAAAATCAATACTCATCCAATAAACATTTAAATCAGCATTGTATGCTTGTGAATCAGATGACATATACTTAACTGTCTGCACACTAATATCATTTACTGTACCTACAAATCTGTCTAATCTATTTCTTATAGAGTTAGATAAACTTTGTGTAGTGTCATAGTTGTTTGTATAAACATCTACTTGAAAACTAACTTCTTCAAGATTACTTTGACCATCTTTAAAATCAACTGCAACACTATTAATAATTGTGTAAACACAAAAAGGATAGGTAACATTTTGAGGAGCAATATCTGGAAAGATGCGTAATCCGCAAACACCAGTAACTGCCACATCAGTTGATAGTCTCCCATATATTACTTTACCTATCATAATACTTGCCAGAATTTTTTAGGTCTCTCCTGCATAATGAAAATGCATTCATTACGCATGGTTTTAATTACTTTTTCTCTACTTAAATTTCTTGCTTGTACTACTATTTTATTATACCAGGCTCTTGTACTTCCAAAAACCATGTGAGCATAAAAGCCATTTGTTCCTTCGCTACTATTAATACCTTTATTCATTGTACCTCTTTTATACAATGGCCCTACCGCTCCAACGGCATATCTATATGATTTAAGATTTTTAGATAAATCAATAATAGACTTTCTTAAATTACCTGGTTGCACAATCATTGAAGCTCGATCATCTTCTGACCAGCCTTTCATTTTTTTATTACTAAAAGGATTAGTGCTAATTCTGTGAGCCTTATTACTTACCGGCACTAATGACTTATAAATTTGTAATGCGATAGGAGTAGCTGAATCTATTACTCTACTTCTTTCTTTTACTGTACATTGCTCCATTAACTCTGCAAATTCAATGACCGCATCTGCTAAACCTACTACTCTCAAAGACATTCCTTGGAAACTCCTTCTACCTGCGTAGTTAGACTTTTGAAGTTCTTTAAGGTGATTTATTTGTTTAGCTGATAAATATCCCATTACACATAATTTTGAGCAAATGAACAAAATAAATGCAAATACATATTGTCTTCACTTATCTGGATATTCTCTATTTGATAATATTTGTCCATCCAGATAATTCTTTGTTGCTCGTTTATGTCTGTCCTATTTCGACAGGTAACTCTCACCTGGCTTAATGCTGTTATCTTACCACCTTCTACCTCCTCCTTGTTTATTCCTTTATAATCTACTATTGCCCACACCTCGGCAAAATTACTCCATGTCTCTGTTCCAAAACCAGTAGTACCAACAGTACGAGATACACTCTGTACTATTATTCTTTCTCTTAACTTTCCTATTTCTTCTTTCTTGTTGTATCTCATTAGAATAATTGAACGCGATATTGATCAAGTAAATACTCCGATGCCGTAGGTAATTTCTTTATATA